TCTTTCTAATTATTTCGTGATAATAATAATTTCCTAGCATTAAAATGTCCCAAATGGATTGGTTTCGGTGAAATCTAAGAGATTGTCTCCAAGAGTTTCAAATTCATCATTCTCGGTGTATTTATCATAAGTATCATCTGCAACATAAGATTTAGCAACCCAAGATGCTCCAGACTCTTTTCCAACAATTGTCTCTCCTGGATAGAAGTTAGGTGCTGTAGTAGCGCCAATAGCAACATTTGCAACCTTCAATATAGCAGTATCCTGATCCCATTCTTTAACTCTACCTTGAAGTTTGGAACGCGATCCCTCAACAATTTCATTAAATATGAAAGTTCCAATTCCAGATATTGGAGGACCAGCAACAGTTATAGTTGGTGCAGAACTATATCCTCTACCTGGATTATCAATATAAATCGATTTTACAACATCATTACCCAAATTATCTTTTCCAATAGATGCGATACCAACTGCACCAGTTGAAATGGCACTTGATGGAGGTTCAGCAATTGTAATTACTGGTGCTGTACTATATCCAACACCACCATCAATAACATTGATTTTAAGAACTCCAAGACCTGTAGTAACAATTGATGCTGTCGCAGCTGCTCCTACTCCACCACCTCCACTAATAGTAATTGTTGGTGCTACAGTATAACCAGCACCAGCATTTGTAAGATAGATTTTTTTGATGGAAGTTACTCCACCGACAGTTGTTAATATACCGACAGCTTCAGCATTGTCTGAAGAGGTACCTGTTGGTGACGATGAAATTCCAATCGTTGGTACAGAAGTATATCCAGAACCATCATTATTGAGATAGATTTTATTAATATACCCACTATTAACTGATCCAGTAATAACTACACCAGCAGTTGCTGTTGATCCAGTTCCAATCAAATTTAAAGTTGTTATAAAACCTTCATCCTGAACTTGACTATCAATTACATTAATAGACGTATCAATAACTTCATCTTCATATTCAAAGAGTTCACATTTTAGTTGATAAACATAATTTTTTCCCAGTTGATAGAAAGGATCTTCATGCTCAACATATTTAATTTCAAATAAACGCTCTCCAAGAGGGAAATATACTAAATCACCCTCTCTAGGTCTATTTTTAACAATATCATCATCGTCTGATGAAAGTAAAAATGCAGCAATAAATTCTTCAAATCTTTCTTTTGATATTGTAAGTATTAATTCATCTCTTACACTTACACCAAATTTTGTTAAGACATCCCCAGCACCAGAATATCCATCAAAATTATTTACATATGCTTCAATAGAATAATTATCATCAAACTTTGAAGTTTGAACTTCTTCGAGAATTGTTTTTCTATTTACATATTTTCTAGGAATATATGTAACTTCAACACCATGAAATCTTAGGTGCTCATTAACCAAATTTTGAACCAATCTTTGTTCGGAAGAGGTTCCTTGTAGAAAAAAAGGAT